ATGCAATACTTGATGAGGTATTACCTCTGTCAACTACCTGTTGTAAGGTAGAAGTTTCATTGTAAGTTGTTAAGTATCCAGCGATAGCATGATTACCCCAACTATGAGCATCATCCCAGTTAGAAATTTTGGCTGCTGTAACACCAGCAGCATCACCTAATGATGTTAGGTATCCTGCAGAAGCATGATTACCCCAACCAAATGCAGTGTCGTAGTTAGAAAGATCTGGAGGAGTGTATGTAAACTCTCCATTAACACTGTTATATGATAAAGAAGGAGTTCCTGCAGACGCTGTAGTAATACTTGGTTGAGCAGGAACTATTGGTTTGTTTAAAATTCTAGCAGCACCACTGGTAGCATCCCAATCTGATGGAACTTGTGCTGCAGGTATGGTAGGTTTATTACTAAGACTATTATAATTGCCATCAAATACTGCCACCCATGCAATAGAGGTGCCAGTTGTACTCAGTACTTGACCAGAAGAGCCTGCGCTACCAGCAGCTTGAATGGGTTTACCAGCAGGGATATTGAGACCTTCTTTGATCTCAATAGGAGCATCATCCCCATAGTTAGCGATCTGGTTCGCAAGAATTTTTGACATACTTCTAGTCCTGAAGACAATTATACTAAGCTAGAAGTATTTATTAAAGGTTAATCAGTTAGACCAGGATTGTCATCTCCGAACTTAATAGGAAAATCAATAACATTGTCAATGGCATCCAAGTCTTTCCTAGTATGACCAAAATCAATAAGGTCAATACTATAGTCAGACTTTAATGGATCTTCCAATTTTTTATAATACTCATCGGTATTATCTGCGAAGCGAATTGTGTTAGAAACTTTCTTTCTAAGTTCACGAACTGAATTTAGTTCTACAAACAGTTCGGTCAGATACTCATCCTCACCCTCTGCAAGAGCGTTGATCAATGCCTGACGGATAGCCTCTTCTGCTTTTTCCAATTGTGATGTAACGCTCATAGTAACCTCAATTAAATTTACGATATGCACCCACCTCAGGGTCGGGGTCTAACCACTTTGTGTATTCAAAGTCCTCAATGGCATAGTCTAGTTGAGTAGAATTGTCAAGGAGGTACATGTCATTGTAACGTCCGCTCCAAGTGTTATACTTTTGGATTCGGTAGTCTGGAAATCCATTGTCTAGGACTCCACATTCAACGTAGCGATAAGGATAACGCTCTAGAATGATTTGTGTTTTGGTTTGTGTTGTCATGATGCTTCTTCATGGTTGCTATACAGATTATACCACTCTTCATCACTCATATGCTCGGTCAAGGGTTCCAGTTCTTTAGCTGGCACAGCCACAACTGCTCTGCCATCTGGTTGCCTGATCATGAACTTCTCACCCGCTTCAATTCTATCCATATAAGAATCAAAGTCCTTTTCAAAATCAGCAACACTTATTTCTTTCATAACTGACAACAAATTTTCTCCTTTTGCATATGTTTGATGGACTCTTGACATCCACCTAGATGAATTCCATCTAATACTAACTGTGGGAAGGTAGCACCCTCACCAAATTTCTCATAAAACTCTTCCTTAGTATAATCCCTGTCTAGTTCATACACTACATGTGGTAACTCCTCATGGTCAACAACCTTTTTAAGTTTGATGCAATAAGGACAACCTGTTTTAGAGTAAATTGTAATCATGCTTTTAAATTTTTAAAATCTTCTTCAAAAATTGCCAGACCTGCATCTGTCAAAACATGATTATACATCTTATCAAATACTTTAGTGGGTAGCGTAGCTACGTTCGCTCCATAAGAAAAACATCTAGAAACGTGATGTACATCACGCAACGATGCTGCTAGGATTCTTGTTGAACATCCCTGAACATTATATAGTCCAGCGATTGCTCTAACAAGTTCAACACCACTAAATGAATTGTCGTTAAGACGACCTACAAATGGTGAGACATATGTAGCACCTGCCAATGCTGCCATTGCTGCCTGTGCAACAGAGAAACAAAGAGTAACATTGGTTTGAACACCTTGCTCAGATAGATCTTTACAAGCAATTAGACCTTCTCTAGTAAGAGGAAGTTTGATTGTAACTTCTTCACCAATTGCAATATATTGTTGAGCATTTTCAATCATCTCACTAGCAGTATTTCCATTGACTTCTGCTGAAATGCTAACAAAGTCAAAGTCTTTGGAGAGACGAGTAATGAAATCAAAATAAGAAACACCAGACTTACGAACTAGCGTTGGATTGGTAGTAATACCAGCAACCAAACCAGTTTCGTATCTGTCTTTAATCTCTCCGTAATCAGCTGTGTCTAAGAAAATTTCCATAGGAAATAAAGCCATAATATTTTTTTGATATTTTAAATTATAGTGGAATTTTTAGAGAGTGTCAACTCTCTTCAATATCCCAATGCCATTTAATTGCTTTGATGTAATCAAAGGTATCATCCATGTAAGATCTATCATTGTTGTCATATTTTACCTGACATAAAAAGTTTCTGAGTTTTTCAACTGACTCAAATGTCCCTTGATGTCTCTCTTGATCGTCGTATAGGTGATACTTCATCGTTCCTCAAATTCAATTTTACGCACTCGTCTTTTGCGACGTTCTTCCTGATACTTTAAATCAGTATCAGATAGAATTGTGTTATATTTAACACTCTTCTTATGATTTGTCAAGACTAATAGACTTAAATCATTAGCTCCAACCTGATCATCCTTAACCCACATCTGGTTTGAACAACCACAAAATTGTATTTTGCTAGTGCTTGTCAATTCTCTGTTGCATTGTTTGCATCTTGCCGATAACATTGTTCAGCATTTAACCTCCGTAAAAAATGTCGCTGAGAGGACTTGAACCTCCACGTCATAAAGACACTGGAACCTAAACCCAGCGCGTCTACCAATTCCGCCACAACGACAAGGCGACTCAAGTAGGATTTGAACCTACGACCGACTGCTTAGAAGGCAGTTGCTCTATCCGCTGAGCTATTGAGTCAGTTCCAAATATTTTCTGATCCGCCACCCATGTGGAGTTTCCATTGGGTAGAGAAATTATACATTACTTCGTGAATATTATCTACTTCCTTACAAGGAGTTTCCTCCACAATAATTAGTCTTTCTTTTACTAGTTCAGCAATCATATTCTCTTGTTGTTTTTTTGAGTAGATTGCATTTCCAAACCATGGGTCATCAGGTAAGAAGTTAGGTGCAGGGATTCCAGTAAAAGGTTTAGTAATCATGACTGCCAGTAGTAGTGATAGAAGTTTCCATTCTTGCTACACATGGGATCTTGTGTTGCTACCCGATATTTTAGCATACTCTGTCCTTTAAAGTCTGTTCTGTCTCCAATGATGTTGTATGCAGAGAGCATCTTAGATCTATCTTGAAGTCTTTGAACCAAAGCATAGTCTACGTAAGGTTTGTTTCTCCACATACCTTCATATTGGCCAGGTGCATATACTACACCAGAAACATTGTTAGGAAATGAAGGAGACTTGACCCTATTTAGAACTGATACTGCAACACAGTATTCATCCATAGTATTGGGTTGTGCCTCTACCTTTACAACCTTAGCAAGGTGAGTATAATCAGCAGGCGTCAGTGCCAGTAGGAGTTCCAGAATCAAAATAGTCTTTCCTGTAGTAACGACCGAGGATGTTTGAATTATAGTAGGCAGGGGTGCCGTCTGTCAAGGCTTTTGTTAAAACGTCATGAAGGAACAGTTGCCTTGTCTCTTCATAGTTTACCTTACCAGTGGTTGGGTGTAGAGAAAGTATTTCTCTTGAGAAGGATTCCTTTCCCAGTAGTTTGATATCTTCTTTGAGTTCTGGACATGACCCATAGTATCGCTTCCAATCACTCTCCGATGTAACTCTCCTCTTACCTCCCCTAGGCTTCCGTTTTTGCCAGAAATATTTTCGTCCAATGTATTGTTTACCTGACTCTTTATTAGATATCCTGTAGACAAAACCGAACATACCGTCAATGTCCTGAGATAAAAAAGGGGATCCTTTAAAAATCCAAGGATTTTCATAGTCAATCACTATCCCATAAATGTACTGGGATTATTTATGGCTCATCAAACAATACTTCATTAATGTAATCATCTGCCCACTTTTCTCCAAAATATTTTTCTAAAATTCTTCTAGTTTTATCGTTCTTTTTCTGTTTTTCACAGTAGTTTATCTGTCCTTCGTATCTTTCATCTGCTCTGTTGTAATTCATAGTAGATTTCCAGACAGCACCCACAAATACATCAAGATATTCGTTCACTACATTGCAAAATTTATCAATCTCCTCACTATCATCTAGTCTTGCGAACTTACTGTAAGGTGAAAAGATTGTACCCCATGTAGGAATCTCTCTATTGTGTTTGAAACTATAATATCTACTAATATCTTCAACGTCTTCATAGATTGGATGATCCGTACCATCAACAGGAGAGATGTCTGTGATAGCAGCAGTGACAATACTCTTATTGGCTACGATATCAGCACCAAAAATAGGTAAATCAAACTCAGGATCTGGATACCAGATACAATGCAGGATATCCAGAGGTCCTAGACTAGCAATTTCCATGTGCACCTTACGTAATCCAGTACATGTGTGCATGTCATTCTCAATGACTAGGTTGCCATCTTCAGTTTCTTTATAGACCTCTCTAAATTTATCATTAACATCTAACTCCTCTATGTTAGGTAGAGTTTTCTGATGCTCACGAATAATATTGGCTAGGTCATTGATTATTTGTCTTGCCATTATGCATAACTGAAAAAGAATTCTTTAATTAAATTGTGAGACTTTTCTTTGCCAAATCTACTAGACAAATATCCAGAAATAGGATCAAGTCTTATCATATACTTGTCAAAGTCACCATACTGTGTAGTATCAGTACCGATTGGTTGATGCTCGTCTAGCATATCTTTATAGTACTGTAGATATTTTGTGAATAATGGTAGATGTTCATCTACCTCATCAGGTTGACAGTATCTGACAATAAGATTATCAGAGAAGTGATTACCTGCCTCAAAAAATCTATACGTTCCTTCTACTTTAGGTAGATCTGGTGTATAGAACAAGTATTTTTCTACAGGATGTTGGAAATCAAACACAATGACAACTCTCTTGTCACTCATTCCCATGAGATCCATACCAAAACAAGGTAAGTTTGCTCCTGTCATAGGATACAGGATGTTGTTGTAAATACTGCAAGATTTATTATCCCAGATTTCAACTTGTCTTGACTTAATTAGATGTTTGCCTGAGTACAAATCAGCAGTCAAATTCACACCTTTATCATTAGTCCATTCAGCATGTCGCTGAACAAATTTTATATCTGGAAAAATCTTAGCAATAGTTGCTTTGTAATTCTTCCAAAGATCCATAGTTTACCGATGCCTTCTGAAAAATTCTTTCATTGAAGTCTGATAACCAGACTCACGATATGGAGGTTCCTTGATTCCCATTATCTTCTTGTAGTCCTGATGCATCGCTCCCAGAAGCCATGCCTGACTCAGACTCTTCGGTCCTTC